GAATTTTTTGACATCAGCCACGAAATTGCCGGATTCCACGATTGTAGAAAGGGCGGGGTGGAGCGTGGCGGTTACAGCGGCCGTCGGAGGCACAGTCGCTATATAGGCTGCGAGGCTGTTGTAGGAGGTTGTGTTTATCGCCTTGTACCGATATGATGTGTTTACGTCCATTGTAGGGTGAGGGTTGGGGCTTAAGCCGGGTTATTATTCTTCAAAGTAGGTAAGGTAGTAGTTGAATGCGTCGAAGATGATGCGCATTCCGTTGGCGACCATGTCTGCTCCAGGCTCGCCCTCGTTCTGGCGAATCCGATGTACCGTGTAGCGCAGGAAGTTCTCCGTCTTCTTTTCATCTTTGCTTTCAATGCAGGCTTCAAGGGTTTTGAACTGCATGAGCGCGGCGCTTACAGAGGCTACGCTTTCCCACGCCTCCCTGTATTCCCGGGCATCGATATTCAGCATCGCCATCGTCCGCGCGCTTTCTATCAGCGAGTCCTCGCAGAGCGAAATCTGATAGCCCAGGTCTTCGGCGATTACTGCAATCGGGGTTTCTGTTTTTGCCATTGTGCTTATATTTTGTTGATTATGTTATTTGGCAATTCCAACCGAAAGCACTATATTTGTAGTGTTCGTTAGAAGTTGATGCAAAGTTAAACGTAAATACGTTAATAAGCAAACGTAAGCACGTTTATTTTTGCAGTTTTAAGTTTTGTTAACGTATATGCGTTTGCGTAATGATGACACTTAATGCCAAAATCAGAGATATTATCTCTACATATAAATTGTCGGATAGGCAGTTTGCAATAAAAATAGGCGTCACTCAGTCGGTGATTGGTTCGATGTTTCAAAAGGGAACAGAGCCATCTTCAAAAGTCATTCGGAATACACTTGCAGCATTCCCCGAGATTTCGGCTGACTGGTTTCTGAGGGATACGGGAGAAATGATGAAATCTCAAAGCAAGGAGCTGGAAAGAATCAACTCTTTGCTTGATACCATCGCAACCCTCCAAGACACCATAAACTCAAAAAACGATACAATTGCAACTTTAAGCAATCGTATCTCGCAATTGGAAACCCGAATTGAAAAAAAATAAAAGCAATGAAAGAAATTAAGGCACTGTTGCTATTGTTGTCTCTCTTCATCCCGATTGTGGCGGACGCCATGAAGATAGAGACTGACGAGATTGATGAGTTCACAGAGCAGCGAACATTGATTACATCCTGGGAAAGCCTCTGCAACAAAAAGGTCCACGTTAGATTCAGAATGCAGAACGGCCATCAGTTATTAGACTTCAAAATGTTCTATGACGGCGCTGTGGTCATAGGCGAGGACGAAAAACTGATGTTTAAAAGCACAGATGATGTTATCGGGAAATTCACCTCGATTTCTATTTATCATGGTTCCCGAAGAGGAGGCGCTACTGGATTGATGGGTAGTGGAGCATGGGGCATCTCGGCAACATACTCCGGAGAATTATCTTACTTTTCCGAGAATATAGTTAGACTTGTTAGGGTATATTTTACGGATGCATATACCGATTTAAAAATTAGTGATGCTGATGGGAAAAAGCTCGTCAACCTTTACAATTTATTTGATGGAGCTATGCAAAAGCAACCGGGCAAGTCTGCCGTATTCGCAAACTACACCATTACATTCTTGAAAAGTGGCAACAAAGGCAAGGCTTGGGATGTTGTAGAAGAACGATATATTAAAGATGCCTCTGCCGAGGATATCACTACCATCATCTCCGAATGGAAATCTCAGTCCAACGAACGTTACATCTACGAGTGTAAAATCAAGAAGGAATGAGCCGATAGTCGTGGCAGGGCTCAGGTTTCATATTGAATCTGACGGATTTTGCCACAACATTTCCGAATTATTGTCGGATGAATTTGCGAAACATGGCTAACTTGCAGTAAATCTACTGTTTAATGGCATATATGGAGTTATTTTTGCATTAACATCCGTGAATTTCAAATTTGACAGTCTGTGCGTTTACGAATTGCTAAAAATTGTCGAATTTATTGAACCTCAATGGGTTTGATTAGTAACCCATCATAGCGGATAGGTCATATATGAAGTTTGCAGATTGCCTGAAAATAGCCTTTTTTGTGCATTTTATTGCCGAAAAATTGTCGGAAAATTGTCGGAAGAATCATCTGTAAATCACCATATAACATCAAAAAATATCCACAAAAATATCCGTTAATTCCCCAAAAACGTCTAAAAGAACCCATATACATCCCATTAAATTATGGCAGTATTAAGCGCAGTTGTGGTGCCTGGCAAAGCCCTCAAGGGAGGCAGGCACAAAGTGAGAATAGCGGTGGCGCATAATGGCGAAACGCGATACATCGTCACCGATATTCAAATTGACTCTTTAAAAGAGTTTAAAAATGGTATGGTCGTAAAAAGACCGGATGCCGCAATAATAAACACGAAGATTCGCGGGCTGTTGCAGCGTTACCAGGAGGTGATAGATAAAATGGGATACGCCAGCCATCTGACGTGCCCGGAGCTGGTGTTTCAGCTAAAAGACTCTAACCGTATTGATTGCCATACGCTTTCATCGGTCTTTGAGGAATTCATGGACACGAGCTATATCAAAGAATCATCAAAGAAATTCTACCATTACGCCTGGAACGTGATTTCAAAGTATCTCGATACAAATATTCTTTTAACGAATATCAACCGTGCTACGATACTTAGAATCGATAAGGATCTGCGCAAACGTGGCTTGAAGCAATCTTCGCTGGGGGCGTATATGTCATTCCTGAGAATATTGTTGAATCATGCGACGAAATGCGGGTATGTACAATACCGGATTTCGCCGTTTGTTGGATATAAGATGCCGGAGCCAACCATCAGAGACTCATGGCTGACTGTCGACGAGATACGGAAAATCCGCGACCTCAGGATAGAGAATAAGGAGGTATCCAAGTGCCGTGACTTGTTTATGCTCTCATACTATCTTGGCGGTATAAATATGATTGACCTCCTGGCCGTCAATTTCAACGAGTGCAATGGCACTCTGCGATATGTAAGAACGAAAACTGAAAATCGCGCGAAAGCAAACAAGTATGTGGAATTTCATATTCCTGAAGAGGCGATGGAGATTATAGAACGGCATATGGGGCAAGATGGATTCCTGTCATGCTCTGACTTCCAGCGAAGAGACAAATTTGCCAGATCCTTCATCAAGAATCTGCCGATAATAGCAGAGCAGGCAGAGATAAAGAGGTTCATATATTACTCTGCGCGAAAGTCGTTCAGTCAGCACGCCTACGACCTTGGCGTGAGCGAGAGTGTTATAGACTACATACTCGGTCACAAGGTAAACAAAGGAGGCACATCGCTCTTCTCCTACATCTCCGTAACATCTGAAAAGGCGACAAAAGCCATACGCCTGGTTTTGGATAATTTGAAATAATGTGTTAACTTTGCGCTATCAATAGTATCGTTCCATTGCGAATGGTTTTATTGGTTTGACTTTGGAGGTGGGGTGGTTCCCACCTCCTTTTTTCATACTAACCTCTCGATTCTAATCACCATGTACGATGTACCTTCCACCTCAGATGAATTTGACAAGTACGACGAACCCAGGCTGCACATGGAGCGGCTGCTTCGCGCAAAACTTGTGGAATTCGATATCTCATTACGGATACTCTGCCCGCTTGAAAAAGCCGGGATAAGAACGCTCGGTGACCTGGTGAAGCGAACACACAGTGACCTCAGAAACATCAGTCAGCTCGGGAAAATCGCGGTCGAGACACTCGAGAAGCTACTGGATAACCTCGGATTGTCACTCGCAAAATAAAAAAGGCTGTCGTAAAGACAGCCCGGAGCGTCACACATCATCAAGAGAACACATCATCAAATACGCTCCGTTAATGATTACTAACTATATTTAAGAAAGTTCAAAATAAAAATGGGGCCGCGTTTCACAACGTGGTCCCATTCGCACATAATCAAATTAAAAGCACTTTTTAATGACAGTTGTCAAAGGTTTTCTTAATATCCACACACAAGAAACAAGAGCGACCGTTACGAGGTACCAGAATGCACTGAGTCTGAATGATTCCCACTTCGTAAAGTCACGCTCGATATACACAGGCTCCGGGTATGGAACCGGAATCTCTTTAACGCTTACCTTTGTGTTGTTGGTCTGAGCATCCTTTACTGGCACCAGTGCGTTAGTTTTTAGGCTCTTTTCTTTGTTCTTGATTGAGTGGCCGAGAGTGCCATCAGGATTAATCCAGGCGTCAGACTCGGCGATTGAGGTCTCAAGGTGGCTCGTACTGTCGGACACGGCTTGTTTTGCGGACTCCACCGGGATGGGAATCTCGACTGTGACGGTATCAATCCGTAAAGTCTCGATGTATTCAATTCTCACGCTATCCGTATTGTTGACAATAACGGGCGGAGATGGTGGCATATGCTTTGATGAACTGCATGACGCGAGTATCAACAGAATCAGCACGCATGTAGATATATTGATCAGTTTCATCATTCTGTCGTTTTGGTTTTCATCTCAGATAAATCTATATCGAAGTGTCGCTCTGTCTTATCCACGACAATTCGCTGGAGCAGCTTCGCCCATCTGGCGCCGTTGCAGCTCGACTCATTCTCAAGTATGGACCATAACTGCCAGAAGCATATCGCGCCGGCCGCAACTTTGGCA